TGCCGTCGTTTCCCGCTGGTGGCTGTTTAGCAGCGCTTTCGTCCCCTTTGTTACCGCCGCTCCCGTATTGTTTACAGCATATACCGTTTCGCCGCCGCCTCCGCCGGAATATACAACTGAATTGGTAAATCCTATACTCATTGGTTATAACTCCCCAAATAAAAAGCTATGGTTGGAATGACAAATATTTCAGTGGGTTTCTCTTTTGCATAAATTGAACATCTCATTTGAGTACTGTCGGCCACAACATAACCCACGCCAAAAGATGCTACTGGTGCAAAATTACCGCTATTAATATCTTGGGGTGCAAAAGTTACAAAACCATAACAATTCATGCCGTTTTTATATGGAAGATGTGTATCAACGTTAGCTACCAATGCTTTCCAAGGATAGCCAGAATATGTCGAATCTGCAACGAATTGGTTTGGAACAACATCTACATTATTCAAAAAATATGGATTGAATTTTTTATACATCTCTATACTATTCCAAGCCTCTTCAGCTTGTTCTGCACTACCAGCTGCTGTTGTTGCACTCTCTGCTGCCTCTGACGCGCTGGCTGAAGCTTCAGCCGCTTTTTGTGTTGCTATGTTAGCTTGCTCTGTCGCGTTTGCCACAATATCATCAAAATTGTCTTTGGAATTAGCAAACCCGTTTCCTGTATCATTCCAAATTATAGCCTTCCCCGCATCAGGTAAAGGCAGAGTAACGTCCACACCTGCTGTACCGACCGGAAGTTTCGGCGCGCGGTCGACAGATTCTTTTAACTGCTGCGTTATAGCAGTCAGCTTATCAAGATTTTCTTCTACCCTGTTTGCCGGAAAACCGCTTGACGTCCGATATGGGGTCAACTGGTCAAGCGGAACATCACGGGTTATAATAATATAACTCCCGGCAACCGGCGCCGTATTAAAATCAACCGTTCCCCCGACTTCCTGTGCATTAACGGTATAGTCTGAACTGTCAACCACTGTCTGTTTACCGCCAATTTCCTGATAAACAACCAAATAATCATCATCCAATACCCGAAAATCAAACGTAAAACTTTTCGTATTCCCATTAGCTTCCTGCCGAATGGGAACGTAATTGTTTGCTATTGTCATTATTTTCTCCATAAAAAAAGAGCGCGTCCTTATAGAGCGCACTCTTTCATCTTAGTAAAAACTATACTAAACTATGTCAGTTGTCAATAGGTTTTTAAAAATGATACCGAACACCTGCCGTAATATCAAAAAAGTGATCTAGGCCTTCAATATCTGCATCGACATACCTTCCCATAATTCTAGCAGACCAATTCTTGTCAAAATTATACTGAAAGCCGATACCTGCTCTATACCCTATGCCGTTATCGTCATCTCCTATCTTTGTTCCCTGTAGTTTTATATATGATTCAGCATCATAATACGCAACTCCAAGAGACATCAACGCTTCCAAATTATTGGTAAGAGGGAGATAACCCATGAAATCGACACCATAAGCCTTGTACTCATCTAGTGTCTTTACACTAATATTTCCATACGGCACGCTTTTTTCGCCCTCTTCTGATTGCTGATAAAAAGCCTCAATCCCAAAATTTTTATGCATTCTGACCCCGACAGATACAGCAACTGCATTTAAATTGTCTTCAAAATCATTACCATCTATATCAGCCGACGAATTAACATAATCTAATCCAATATACGGCCGCGCTCCTGTAGTATGGTAAGTTTTTGCTTTCGTGGCGTAATACTGAGGTTCTGCAACATAATATCGGGTTCCTGCCGCATACGCATTTACGGAAAAAGCCAGCAATACCCAGCTTAAAAACAAAACTTTCTTCATTTTTCTATCCTTTTGAATGTTCAAAACTGTTTTCATTATACATATAAAGATTTAAATTAAGTTAACCTATTTTATATATTCCTTTTTCAACTGTTCAATAATTTGCCGCCGTACCTTGTTTATTGCCGCTGCTCTCTGTTCATCATCCTTTGCCCGGTACTCTCTCGTCCTGATAAGCGTATAAACCCCGTCATAATACCGTTTTGCAAATTCTTTTCTCACTCTCTGCTGCTTGGCCTCACTTAACTCGGAAAGCTTTCCGCTGCGTGTAACATCCGTTATCGTCGGCTTTGCATTTTTCTTATAAAGCCGGTCTATCTCATAAATAACCCGATTAGAGGCAGCCGTTTTAACCCTTGCGCCAAACAAAAGAATACTTAATGCCGCCTCGGTTTCTTTAGGCGTCCTGCTTGTCGTTGTATATTTCAGCGGCAGCTCTTCCCGGATTCCCGGAACAGACGCTTGCGCCTTATCATAAGTGCCGGCGCTGGTTTCCCGTTCGTATGTATCAATAGATTTAGCCAAATCATTAACAATTGAAGGAATTGTCCGCGCCCGTACAAAATCAATTAAGGCATTATTTAAATTCTTAACTGTCTTCTCCGGTTTATTGCTTGTAGCTCTCCCAATAGCGTCAACCGTTTCCGAAAACTCCTGTAATCCCGGAAGTTTCTGCAATTGCGAGGCAACACCTTTAGCATACCCAAACCAAGCAACTTCGCCTCTTCTCCGTGCAGACAAAACCGCCGTTAAAGGCACCGCAAGCGGACCGAAATAATCTAAGGAGATATATTTATCACCGATTCTTATAGAATTAAACACTGCATTTTTCTCAAGTGCCAACCTCCTTTCCGACATCGTCAGCGCGTCATAGTCCGGTGTATAATCATCCGGGTCTAACGCCATTGCAATCAGCATCGCTAAAACAACCCCCAATCCGTTCCTTACTGCCGCTTTAATCGCCGTCCAGGATTTAGCTGATAGCTTTCCGGCTTTAACATCACGGATAACCGTCGTCAGATTCGGAATCAGATATGCCGCGCCAATACTGTATTCCATACCCAAAGCCACAACATTCGCCGGTGTCTTGACAAACGGCATAAGCTGGTCGCCTAAGCGGACATTTCCTGTAACTTTATTTAAAGTTTCACGAATCCCCAGTGCAAATTTTGAGAAAGCCGTATCATTGGTATATGTTGCAACATTTGCCTCTATCATCGCTTTTTCACGAATAAGCATTCCCTCTTCTGTCAGCGGTGCAACTCTGGTAGCATCCCTATATAGTTCTGTTGCTCTTTTTGACAGCATTTCTCCGCTCAATCCTTCGTTTTGTGCGATAGTTGTCGCCTCTAAAGCCGCCGTATCGCTGAAAACAAAATCTTTTGCACGTGAATCAGGATAACCCATCAGATACTTAAACACACCGGTTTCTACACCTCTGGCAAATGCTCTGAATTTTCCAGCCCCTTGCGTGCTTATCCTGCGTTCGCCCAGTGTAACCGTTGCTGCGTCCAACCCTTCCGTTGTTGATACATTATATCCGCTTGCCCGATAAACATCATCGGCATAAGCCAGATAATCCTTTTCAACATTTTTATCCACCGCCGAAAAAGATGCTCCGCCCTCCAGTGAATTTACTGCCCGGCGAATTAGCATTTCGGTTAAAATATTTTCGGTATTGCTGACAACATTAAGCACCGGAGACTTTACAGACGACAACATCATCCCGCGGCCGACGATAGATGTCGCAATTTGCAAAGCCGGAGACGGCGTCAAACTTTCAACCAGATTATTCATCTCATTTATTTTTTGCCACGTCTGCACACTTGGGTTGCCGGTTTCATCAAGCGTATTAACAATACTTTTCTCAATTTCTCCGATTTTTCCGATAATCTGATTCGCCTCTTCCTGCGACACCGTTGTTCCGAAAATGTCGTCCAAAGCTTCGCGAACATACATTTTTGCATTTCTGGTATTTAACGGCTCAAGCGGCATCTGAAACAATTCGCCCTGTACGCCTGTACCATATTCATACCGCAGGCGTTTCAATTCCGCATTTAATACCTTTTGCTGCTCTTCTCTTGTCTTTTCGGCTAAAACTTTTTTTGTAATCCGGTCAGTCTCATTTTTTATCATTTTTTTGTACAAATCAACCGGACTGTCTCCGCCAACAGCTTCCGCATATCCTTTAAAAATCTTAGATGCTGCTTTATAGGTTCTGTGTGCGACAAGTTTATTTATCCAATATGTCGGGCTGGCTATATCCTTAGTGGAAATCCTTTCGGCAACAATTTCCTGACCTCGCAGCGTCTGCAAGCTGGAATGCAGTTTCAGCGCACGCAAATACTCGGCATTATCACCGATTCGCAGCATTTCCTGTTCATAGGCAATACGGATTGCCGTATCGAGGATATTTTCGGGGGCTGATTTTCGACCGTCTATAATTTTACGAGCATCTTCCAAATTATTTTTTACAAAATCGGCAGCCCTTTGCGCCTGCTCTTCCAACCTGATTTTATTGTAATCTAGGTCAACATCGGCGATTTCCTGCAACGCATCAATATTTCTTTCAACTTCGCGGCTGTATATCCGGCTTTTTCCTGTCTCTCCCTCTGTAATATTGGAAACAATTACAGTCCTTGCGTCAATACTGTCCGGTTCCAGACGTGCCGTTTCCATTTCCTCCACCAGTTTGACTGTTTCTTTTTCCTGCCTGTCCTGCTCTTGCAATCCCAGCTGTTCCCGCAGTTTTTCCGCAGTCGTCATTTTTTCACGCGGTTTTCTTGAAGGTCTAATCCTTGGCGGCGGAAGAATACCTGTCGTCATAGATTGGAAAAATCTCACCGCATCTTCGCTCAAACGCACATTAAGCCGGTTCATGTCGCCGTAAACCCGTTTCAACCAACGGTCATAATCATCAAAAGCCCCTTTGATAATCGGTGTCGGCAAATCACCGTTTAAGAGGTATTGTTCATAACCGCGGGCAAATTTTTCCTGCTGTCCCCTTGTTAAGACAGCTTGTTCCGATTTAACATTCAACCAGTTAGCTATGACATTCCATCGTTGACGGTATTTTTCGCTCGCATTGCCGCTTCTGACATAACTCCACATATTATCAAGCCAATAATGCGCTATTTCATGCGGCAACGTAGAAAAATCAGCGCTTTCAAATATCTTAATAACCCTTTTGCTGGCATCATATAAGCCTTTGGGCTGCGGTTTGTTTTGATAATCTGGCTTGACATTTTCTCGAGTCGGTGCTATATTATAAATATCGCTTGTACCCGAGATCGCGCCAGGGGACTTCGTCAGAAGTTGATTGGACTGCGCCCTTTCTGCAAGCGTCTTTTTGTTTTTAAGATAATCTTTGCGGCTGATAAGCGCTGTTGATATTTTATAATATTTGCCGTCTTGCTCTAATTTAACAGCAACAATATTATCCTTATTCTTTGATTTTGTAATTAAAAACGATTCGTCGCTTCCCTTGTATATTTTTTCCCAGTTGGATATTGTATCATCAACGAAATCAATTAAATCCGCATACCCCTGCGATAAAATATATTTTTTTCTGCCCTTGTCTATATGCTTGTCTAAATCATTATAAAGGCGAATTTCCCCACCCTTAGAGCTTCCTATCTGTTTGGCTAGCTCATCTGTGATATAACCGTGTTCTACACGTCCTTCTTTAGTTCTGACAAAAGCATCATCGGGCGCGTTTTCATCAAATCCTTCAATAACTTCGTGTCCGTCAATAACATTGTTTAAATCATCTTGCGGCAGTTGATAAAACTTCTGAATAACCTGCACATCATCAGGGTTAAATATAACAAAAGCCCTGCCATCCTGCCGTCCGTCGTAGGTTATGCCTTTAATGCCATATTTTTCAAGAAGCAAAGATGTCTCTTTGTCTGCAAGAGTCCCCGGTGTTTTTGCTAAAAATAAAGAAATCTTATTATATATCTCTCTACCAATAAAATCTTTATTTTCCAGTGCTTGAATTTGCTTTTCAGCATCTTCCGATATTTCTTTAATAGCGTTTTTTATACCTTGCTTAACAATTTCGGGTTGTTCACTAAAAGGTAACTGTTCATCAAGCAAAAACGGATTTTCGGGTATTTCTACTTCGTGGACTTGACCAAGAGTTTTAATATCATCTACATTTATATTTTCGCCTTCTTCTGCAAGTTTTTTGTGTTTTTTTGCAAGTTCTATATTTCCGTTTTCGTTAAAAAATTTAGCTATTTCCCTTTGCCTTGCTATCTCTCCTTTTTTAGTTTGTTTAAGGTTTAAGAGAAAGTGTGCATAATCATCATTGTTTTTATAAACAACACCATTGTATTCAACAATTCCCTCTCCATATTCGTTAATAAATCTTTCTCTATACCCCTCCGCCACATCTTTATCTAAGGCATAGTAAAGCCCCCAGCCGTGCGCCTGCGCTCCCTCTCCGCTGCCGATTGCTTCCAAACTCGGACGGCCATAATCAACACGACTGCCAGCATACGCCCGCTGATAATAAATATTGTCATTTCTGGCATTCCAAGTCCCGCGGTTATAGACGGACTTTATCTGGTTGGGATTGAAAACGATGTAGCTGTTCCCCAAAGAAATCGCGTCATATCCTTTATTTTGCAAATATTCTTTAAATGCCGTAGAGCCTAAAGCATCAGAAATAATATAATGTTCGCTCACATCATTCGGTATTTCAGGCATCGCTTCTTTAGCAAACTTAATAAAATCATTCCTATTTTTATTAACATCAATAGGATTTTTAACACTTAGATAAAATTCTTTTATATCCCCATATTCCTTTGACGTTTCTTTGTTTGAAGAAAACCAAAATCCGGTACCGCGTTTAATTTTTTCTTTGCTGAAAATATCAAACTCCGCATTCGTCCCGTGATACACCACGAGCGGCCGGCCGTTTTTATCCACTACCTTGCTATCGCCAAACCACTCCTTAAACTCCGGCGTATTTATATCTGCTTTGCCTTGGGCGTCGTAAGCTTCCTGCGGCAACTGGTATAATTTTTCTTGAGAAACATCCATTTTTTCAGCCTGTTCTCTCTCGACATTAACAGAACTGTCTGCCAAAACACGGGATTCGCCTCCTTCCGTTTGAGATTTCAGCCTGATTCCGCCATTTTCATAGACAATATCAGAGGCTTGTATAACCTCCTCAATCGGAACATTCCTTATATTGGCTTCCGCTAAAACTTGGTCTGCAAAGAGTTTGGACGTATCAACGACATATTCCGCCAGCATATCCTCATCAACATCCTGAAAAGCACCGCTTTCATCCACCGCCTGTTTAACAGCCCGTTGCATACTGTCCATAACCGACCCGTGTTTATTCCGCAGCTGTGAAGACAATTCCAGTTCGACCGAAACAACGTCAGCCATCTTTTCTGCCGCACTGTCAAAGATTGCGCTTGCCGTCCGTTCCAAATCAGCATCCGGTACAGTTCCTCTTATCTCTTCCTTGATTGCCCGGATACCCCGCGAACGGTTATATATTCCCACGCCGACGCCCGCCGTTCCGCCGATAACCGCCGCTGCCGCCCATCCGGTCAGTTCTTGTTTTAAACGGTCGGGAACCTGCTCCCAGTCCATCGTACCATCAATCAGGTCAATCCCCATATTTGCCAGACTTTGAACAAATTCCGTTCCCGCTTCCGAAACAGCCGTTTTAACGCCTGTTTTCGTCAGGCTGGCCGTTGCCCGTAAAGTCGGAGACTTTAATTTCGCCAAATCAAGATTAAAAAGCTTCCTTTGCTCGCCAAAACCCAGATATTTCTCCAAAATGACGGAAATTGTGCCGTATGCACTCTCTGCCGCCAAATTTTTCAACGCTTTTTCCGGCTCATAGTTTTTAAACGCATTGTCTCCGGTATCCGCAGCATATTTATCTGCACGTTCCTGCACTTCTCCGCCGACTTCCATTGCGGCCATAGTTCCGTATGCGGCTGCTCCGGTTGCACGGCCGGCGGCTTTTGCCGAAGCCCCCAAGGCTCTTGCCGCAGCGCCACCGCCATATCCGCCGACAACCATCGTTCCGTAGCTGGCAACCCCGCTGCCCAATGCATATCCGAACGTATCCTTTGCGGCATCCGGCGTCAACATATCCCGTTGTTGCTGGTTAAACTGCAAATTACGGTTAGCTGTATCCATATTCATTCGCCCGCGCTTAATTCTCTCTTCGTCGCCTTTCAGCCCACCCATAACAACATCATACTGGCCGCCTAAAATCTTAATCTGTTCCGGCGTATCGTTGACAAAAGCGTCCGTTGTATCAACCAAGCCATACATAAAGTTCGTCATCGCGCCGGTACGCGGCATATTCGCATTAACCGGCACCCTCAATTCTCCCGCATACAGGCTTTGCGCCAAGTCGGCCGTCATAACTTTAGGTTCTATATTTTCCCCGCCTGTTTTTTCTTCAGCCAAAGCGTCAATTACAGAAATAACGTTTCCCATGCTATTGTACCTCTACCAAAATATTATCCGACGTATAGCCCATAAATTTATAAGTCAGCCCGTTAATGGTTATCAAACTCTTACCCGGTTCCAAATCATCGCGTTGCAAATCAGGCACATCGGGATACTGCGCCCGGATTGCCTTTTTAACACCGTCCGCATAAACATTTTTTGCGCCCTGATAATCACCGTTAACCATATACCCTAACATTTGGTGCATAGTCTCCCTTTCTATCTGTTCTATCATCGCCCTTTTCTTCATCGCCGTTCCCCATACGCCGATACTCCGCTTAATGTTCCCGGCCTGTTCAATCATCGGCGAAAAAGCGTCTTTCAGATAATAAAGAAAAGAACTGCGGTCTTCATTCAGGTCAACCGAGCCAATAGATTCGGTATCTGACAACTCCCGCCAAGACTGCTTTGCCGTATCCCACACACCCGTCTGCGGCAAATCATCCAATGCCCCCATAAGCTTATCCGCCGCTGTTTCGCTTAATTCGTCATATAAATCCTGTACGTTTCCCAAATCATAAGACGTTGACCCTACATAAATTCCCCCATATATTTCCTGTGCCAACCGCAAAAATTCCTTTTTGTCATCTTCCGTACCGGTAGGAAGTTCTTTTAACTCGTCAAGCGCAGCCTTCGCCTCACCCTCCGATTCATAAACAACCGGCATCGGGGCAACTGTTTCCTCTTCTTTTTTCTTTGTTTCCTTAACTTTCCGCGTCAGCTCCTCCCGTGAAGCTATTCGCGGTTTCACCACGGCCTTATTATCTTTTATTTCCACGATGTCGCTTATTTGCGGAATTTCCGGTTGCGGCAATGCAACATTAGCTAAAATCCTGCCGAACTCCATACCGTCAGGAAGAGACTTAAGCTGCTGCTTCATTTCTTCGTTCTTAACCATACCGACTGATATTTTTTTTAACGTTTCGACATCCTGTCGGCGCAGCTTTCCGCTCCGATTTGAACTGTACAGCCCATCAATATACTTAACCGTGCTGTCTAAAAAAGCCTGTTTCTCCTGAGGTGTTCCTGTCGGCATATCTGCATTAGCCTTAATCCCGGCAAAAAAGACTTCGGGATTTTTCGTTACCGCATTATTATTCAGAGATTCCACATGTTCAACCAGACGCTTATATTTTTCATCACTCATCTGCGGTTCATAATTTGTCGCATAGAAATCCAAATTATCAAAAGTCGGCTCATCCAAAAATTTAATAAAAGCAAGGCTCTTGTCTAAATTAAAATTTTCCCTTACCTGCGTCTTTTGCGCTTTCAACTGCTTTTCGGCCAAATTTCGCAAAGCACCGACTTTCCGCTCATATTTCAAAGCCTTCCTGTTGTCTTCATTATTCAAAAAATCCAGTGCTGCTTGGGGATTGTTCTCTATCAGCCCGTTAACAAAAGACGTCGTAAAGTCGCTTCTGTAATCTGAAAGCAATGTTCTTGCTTCCGTTTCGCCCATATTTGCCGAGGCATACGAATAAAGTTGCCGATAGGAATTGTCCAAATCCGCCCAACCGCCCAAAACATTGCCCTGCAATCCGTGTTTATATGCCAAATCAAGGTTAAGATTTATGTTTTCCGCCGCATCAAGCTTTGCATTTGCCGCTTTTTGCTTTTTCGCCCAGTCGTTATTGGCTATGTCATAAGCCGACTTTATCCGGTTGGCCGCAACACTCCATTCCATTCGCGCAATCGGGTCAATTTCACTGCCATATTGGTTTAAAATCTTCTGCATTCCTGCCTGAAACTTAGCCCGTGCCTTAGGATTATCCGGGTTCGCCTGATTGGCCAGCTGCCATTGGTTTTGTAAATTGTCAATATCTACGCGCGCTTTATTCGCGTTAGTGTCAATCTTGACTTTTTGCTGTTGCATCAATGTCTGCGCATACTGCTTAGCCGCAGGCTGAAGAGCATCCGCCGTTACGGCAAGCGTATTAACTTTGGGCGTCGTGTTGTAAAACTGCCGCTCCGTCGTTGGTATCCTTACCATTCAAACCTCCTTAATATCTCTAGGATGTCCATCCGTATCCTCCTTTATACACCCCGTTAACGGTTCCCGAAGAAAAGCCGCCGCCGCTCTCTTGTATCCCCGTATTGCCTAACCCGTTCAATGCCCCAGAAGAATAAAGGCTCACACCCGTTGAGGCCAATCCGCCCAACAGATTCGCCCGCGCCTTTTTCAGATTGTTTTTTATCGTCTGATTAGTGCTGCCGATAATGGCATTAACGTCGTCAATTCCTGTCTGGTACGTATCGCTCACAACCGCTTCCGGCGTACCGGAAAGCTCCAGCCCGGCATTCAGATAAGATACACGCTGTCGTGCCGCCAGTTTTTTAATTTCGTCCGCCCGGTTCTGCGCCCGGATTTCACCGGCACGGGCGATGGCTCTGGATTCGCTCTTGGCCGCATTGTAATTACCGATAGCAGAAGCAACGTTCAGCCCTGCCAAAATAGCCGTTTCTAAACCCATATTTACATACTCCATAAAATAAAATCCCTGCCGCGGAGATGTCCGGGCAGAGACTTTTCTTTGTGAAACCCCAAAAATTCATGCCATTTATTCAATTCCGGCGTATCTTCGCTCACCGTCTGCGCATATTCAATTTTATAATTTTTTATAAGTTTTTCCCAAAAACACTTCGTAACTATCGTATATTTCGGATTTTTAGAATATTCCTTATCCCCTATCAGCATACCATACGCAATACCTTTCCCATAAAAATGAAAGGCAATAATAGCAACCGGCTTATCTTTTGTTACGTCATATACGGTAAAAGCAAAGGCCTGAAGCAGATATTTTTTGATAAATTTAATTTGTTTTTTACTTTTCAGAGGCCAAGCCCACCGGTTGAACGTCATCCTGTCCAAATCCGTTTCTTCGTACTTATAAACTTCAATCATGAGAACTGCACATTATACTGAATCATTGTTAAATTGAGCGGTAAAGGCAAATCCTGAACCAAATATATGTATTTTTCCTCAGCCGTCGTATCAGGAATCGTCCGTTTTTCGTCTCCGTCCATCGGCAACGGCGGAAGGTCAAGAAAACCGTTTATTGAAAAATACTGAATTTCCTGCATGGAATCTAAATCCGTACCGATTTTTCCGCCGGCCGAATTAACAAAACGCAAAACAAACTCGCTGATTCTTTTGTGCGTCGTCTGCAAATTCTTGCCGTTGGCGTAGAATCCTAAGTTAAACGTTTTCAAAATCCCCTCGTATCCGTACCCGACAACAATTGACGTCGCTTCGCGCCCCAGCAACAACTTCCCGTCCTGAATTTCAAATTCTTCCAAATAACCGCCGTCAACCACAACCGGCACCTTTTGCCCGTTAAAGGCTTCCAAACCGCTTACTTCGTTAAAAGAAATATAAAATCTCCCCCAGGTATTCGGATAGCATCCTTCCGATTCCAGCTCTACCTTAACGCTTGTCGGAGATATATATTCCGTTATGCGGAAATAACCGTATTCGCGCCCGGTTTCGGTTTTGTAAACAATGTAATGTCCGACGTGTTCTTCAGAGAAAATCTGCGTATCGGCCGTAACCGTCCCGTTTCCGTCATAAGTAACCGATACCTCCTGAAGGTAATTGACAATACTGGCATTGTCCAGATATACGCATTGTTTCAGTTCTTCGGCTATCAGCCTGTTATAAACCTGCTTGTTTTTGTCCTTCCGGTAATACGGCGTATCGTAAAAGCTGGTAAATTCAACCTCCGGAGCCAAACGCTCAATATTCCATCCGTTAGCTCTGTTGACACCGATAAACAGGTCGTCTTTCCCGTCCGGGCGCGTTACCGTACACATACTGGTAGCAGTTCCGTTTGTTTCAAGCGGAAACCACCCCATAATGCTTTCGCGGGAATTATACAAAAGTCCGGCCATCTGCCCGTTATCAAGCAAAGCATATATAATATTGTTATCGTCCCGTTTATAATGAATTTCTTTCAATCTTCCGCGCGTTACGTCTTGTGCCAGCCAGTTTAAATCCGTTGATAAAAATTTCTCCGTCAGCAAATCATAATCAAACATATAAACCTTGCGCCTGTCGTTTGAAATATAAAAAACCTGACTGTCTTTCTGCGTCGGTACTGCCCGCGAAGCTCCTTCCTTATTAGCCAAATCGGCATTGACTTCCGTTGCCGTAATCGGAATTTCATATCCGCCGCCGTTAATAAGCGTTATCCCCTCGGCATTGCCGACATACAGGTTTGTCTTGCCTCCGACCATCCATTCTATCGGGTCTGTAATTTCTGACAGCGTCAACTCCAGAGGGTCTTCATCGTCAATATTGCTTTCAGGTATAACAAAATTGTTGTATTCAGCCACTTCAGAGCCATAAACCGTCAACGGCTTTTTTGAAAATCCGCCATACCACAACCGCGCCGAATAAAAAGTAACACAAGCAGGATAACCGGTTTCATCAAATTTTATGCCATTAGGAGATACATCGGCAATGGAAAATACATTAGCAGCTTCTCTTTTCAAAATTTTGGGATTAATTTCATCCATTGTAAGATACATGGCATCTGCATTCTGGGTAACTTGCAGTTTTTTTGCCTGTTCCAGCGTAATTCCGGTGTCAAGTTCAATAACTCCGTCCTCATCTGTCGTTGTTATAAAAGAAATTCCCCCTAACATATCAAGTTCAGTCGGATAACTTCTCACACCATCCGTAAAATATATGCGATAATACAAATAAAATTTATCATTATTAACGTCATATTTTTTTGTTTCACCCTGTGAGAATTTTTGTTCTGTACGATTATCTATATTAACCCATGTATTACCGTCATTTGAACCCTGCAAACTCCAAGCTGTAGGATAAATATATGAAAACTCATTATTTACACATCTTAAACTATACCCTTTGATTGCCACTTTTTCAGGATATTTCAGCTGAAAAGTCATTCCTGTCCAGTTATAGCCCAAAGTAGCATCATCACCTTCGCCATTAAATATTTTATAAGGCTGAAGATAAGAGTTACTGTAAACTTCGTAACCGTCCTGAGAATTTGAAGTGAATTTTGGCTGAGACGTGCCGGCCACGCCGGAAACCAAACCGAAATTGCCATTCGCATCATAGGTATAAAAACGCAGCTTGTTTTCGGTAAACTCCAGCAGATACGATTGTTCGGTATTAAACCGGAACTCTTTCAGCACAGGCTCGGTATTGTTAAACGGTTGCGCTTCATATTTGAACCCGGTGCGAAATTTAATATTTCCCTTGTAATTAGATATAAGATTGCGGCAGACTTCAAATCCGTTAAAATAAAACGGCAGGTCAAAACGCCCGTTTAAATCGTGGTCAAGCTTTCCCCGGGTAAAATTATTTATTACAAGCTGCGCCATTATGCTTTTCTCCCTAACGGATAAAGCCCGGCTCTCGCCCGCATCAGCCGTGAACGGGTAATGCGTATCGGCTTGTTTTCCTGTGCATCAACACCGCAATATTCCATAATTTTCATTGGCAAAATCTGCTCGATTTCCGCATACTTGGCACTGCTTTCCATTAATTCCGTGCAAATATCACGAGCCAGAAACCATGCAAACAGATGTACAAAATCAGGCGTATATTTAGTAACGTCCGTAATATCCCTGACATACCGTACCGGCAGCCCTTCGGGAAAACGTTCGTTAATAAACAAATATCCGCCTTCCACCGCATAATCGTTGCGCTTTTCATACAAATTTCCGATGCCGAGAATTTTCAGACAGTCGTTTTTGTATTTGTAGGCATACCTGTAGCCGAAATCCGGCTTGCCATTAACATCAAGCGCCCAATACTCCCTTTTGCGGGCAAAACTGGGCATCATCTGTTTTAATGCCGTCTGGCGCGAAATGTCATACCATTTGGCGCAGACGATTTCCGTTTGTTTTGACGGCTCGTCAATATTCTCAACCGACCCTTTGTCGCCAATACAGGAAAGAGCCAGATTGCAAATTTCAACTTTACTGCTTACCATTGCCAAATCCTGAAAAAAGGCGGAGCTTTAAGCCCCGCCCTTCGTGTTAATCCTGTTCAATCAGGATATCCAATTCAATATTGCCTTTGACCGAGCCTTTAGCAACCAGTTTGGCGCCGATAGCATAGCCCTCTGCCGGAAAATCTCCCGCAGCAGCACCAGCCAGCGTTGCCAAATCTTTTGTTGCGTCAAAGCTTGAAATATTTGCCCCGACAATATCAATATTGCCCAAAGCTTCGGCAAACGACTGCCCGTCAACCAAAGCGTCTTCGTCCACCGCCGTATATTCGGTTTCCGCATTATCATTCAGGCCTTTGGACATTTTATAAAGCCCGATGTCAACCGTGCATCCGGTCAATGCGGCTGTCCCCTTCGGCAGCATAATCCGCGCCACTCTGGCTGCCGGCGGTACGCCTTTGGCCAGAATAACCACGTCATTATTGGCGGAAGACGCCGTAATTGCAATCTGTGCCTGCACGGTACGCAAGACGCGCCCGACCGTAAACATCGGGTCAAGCGGTTTTGCCGTATGATACGGATTTTCAACAATCGCCATATCTTTTCTCCTTAAATGGTTGTTTTAATATCAATGACCCGCGCGCCTTCAGTACGCATACCATTAATCCAGAAGTCGATGGTCAGTTCTTTTGAATTGACGTGAGTTGCCGACTGTTCAACTGCCAAACGAGCCAGCTCCATGGAAACGGCTACGGAATCCGGCGCCAACGCAAGACAATGACGGGTAGTTGCCTCTTCCGGCAAAATCGGATTTGTTACCGTATTGCCGCCCGTTACCGAACCGGCAAACAGGATGAAGTCCAGCGCGCCCGGCTTGGCAAAACCTTTTTCCACCGCATATCCCGGCATATAACGGGTATTAATAAACTTGTCCTCGTTCATCAGCGCCGTATTTTCCTTACCGGTAATCAGCAATTTAGCCTGATAAATCATATCCATTGTAATTTCACTGTTGACGAAAGTCTGAATAATGGACGTGTAGGTCTCGTAGTTTACGCCGGAAGTCGCATCAACCGTCTGTACGCCGTCGTCAGCTGCTGAAATAAATTCCTGCGGCCCGTTCGGCGAGCCAACCAGCACCGGGCCGATAGCCGAAGCACAGATAACGCGGTCAATCACGCGGTTTTTCGCCGCAAGAAGATTGGTCATAATATACGACGTCGGGTCGGTAATCAACTCGTTGACGTCATGCTTTTCATCCAGCAGCACGCTCGCGGTAAAACGGTTTTTACGCAGCATTCTGTTATCTACCGAGTAATCGGTATATTGTTTAAGAGGGTTTCTCCCGTCAACCTTGACGAGCTCAATTTTCCCCATCCGCGGCAAAGTATTGTATTTGCCGTCCGTAGCCAGATATTTTACCACACCGGAAGCTTCCAACTTGGACTGCTTCTGCTGTGCGAGCATCATAAAATTGCGCTCGAACTGGGTAAGGGCAGCCTGGTCAATGCCGCCGTTCCCTGCTAATTCTACCATATTGTTTCTCCAATAAAAATTAAAACGTTTATTTTTATCGGAAAGTTGTCCTTAACGGATTCTCCTGCCGTTTAACCTCCGGCCGAGGTTGTCTGCCGCCGGGGCAAAGCTTATCCGGCGGCTTGTAAAATTTTCTGCCTATAATTTGTCGCCAGTATCCCTGCCTGCCAAAACTTCTTTGGCGTTCCCTTTATATTCGGCAACTTTTGCCGCCTCATCGGGAATATCAAAATCAACGGCCATCGCAAAATTAAAACCGTCGTTTAATTTCTGCCCGGCAATTTTCGAACAATACTCTTTATAGGCAATTTCCCGCGCCCGGCGCAAATCCCCCTCACGATACAGCGGAATTTCGCGCAGGCAAAACATAATTGCCAAATCCTGCAACTCGTCCCATGTCAGCGACTTAATCTTTTTGCCGCAGCATGACGGTTTCAGTTTAACGGCTTTCCCGTCCTTGTCCTTTGGCGTATAATTACGTTCCACATTGTCAACGTACAAACTGTGAATGCTGTCAATACGCTTTTTAAATACCTTTTCGCCCATACGGACAAAACAACGGTTAATACAATTGGATTTAATCCACTCGTCGGGACAGTCCGGCATAATCATTTCAAAATCGGAAAAATCATTCATTTCCCCGTTGTTGCGGAATGCACCGCTGCAAGTAACCTTTAACATATCTTTCCCCTTACTTTATTATTGGAATATTGTACTTAGACTTCAAAGCGGCAATATCCGCCGTGGAATGCGGCCTGCGGTTTAAAGCTTCAACCTCTTTGCAGTACCCTGCATAATCGGGAACGCCCGAAGCCGCGCTGCCCCCGGATTTTGCCGCGTCGGAATCATTTACGGCATATCGTGTCTTAATGCTGTTAATAATACCGTACATAATCCCCAGCACATTATTGGGCATCGCATTCAGCACCTTTTTATCAGCCTCACTTGCCTCCCGGGAAATCAGCACGGACAGAGACTTCACCGTGTCTTCGTACTTGTCGCCGAAGCGCCCCTGCATTTCCTGTCTGAATCCCTCTTCCGACACAAGCCCTGCCGCTGCCTGCTGCATACGCGCCTGATAGGCGTTCATAATTCCTTTGGCCTGCGTTGTACTTATTCCGTTGTCGAAAAACAGCTTTTCATAAAAGGCCTTGTCATCACCTTCAAGCTCAAGCCCGTATTCTTCGGACTTCTCCGGACGCATCTTTTCAAAAAAGCTCTGCCATTCTTCCGGTGTCGACTTATCAGACGGAATGCCGATGGTCTTCCGGCCGATAAGGCTCTGCGCGTTGGCGTTCATTTTCCAAAGGTCGTCATAAGACTTGATGTTTTTGCTCCATCCCGCGTCTTTATATTCTTCGGGAACAGAAAAGCCGCCGGTATCACCCCCAGCGGCATTTGCGTCAGATTGTGTCTCTGAACCTTGTTCAGAAACGTCTGTCATTGATTCTTCCATGAATTAAATCCCTTCCAAAATGCCGATAAACACTTTCCTGTCTACCAGCCTTGTTACAAACATATTAACGAAATCTTTCTGCGCCTGAAGATTCCGCAGTTCTTCTGCCGGCAAAACCCTCGGTTCCGCCTCCAGCAAACGACAAGCCCTTATCATCTGGCGGGCATATTCCTTGCCGTCGTCCGTACTGAACAAACGGTTCGCAATACTGCGCATCCTGTCATTAAATTCTTTTAGTTCCTTTTTTTGCCATTCCTGCTTTTCCCTGTATTCTTCAATCCCCGACAAAAGGCTATTCTGCATTGTTCATCTCCTTTAAAGCCAGCGCATTTTCCCGGTTTGCCCGGGCGTCAGCCTCGCCGAGCTGCGCCTGTAGCATTGCCTGCTGCTGCGCCGCCTGTACCTGTATCTGCTGCCTGAACTCGTCTTCCGACATAATATTGCCCTGAAAACCAAGTGCTTCAGATACATCAGCCAAAAGCTTATACCAGTTTACCGCCATAGAAATCTGCGGATTAACCGCCATTAACGCCGTAATAACATTTATCAGCCTCAAGAGGTCGTCAACCTTCTCCGTTTTGCCGAGCTTGTCCACGTCATTGTTAAATTTGATTTTGTACCACGGTTTCCCTTCCATAATGCACTGCACAACAGCATCGGGGACAATCCTTTCCTGCAATCCCCGCTCCATCAGCTGCGCCACCAATTCCTCGTCGGTGGGGTCAACCCCGAGTATCCCTTTATCCATAAGAATTGATACCGCCCGGCGGATTAGCGGTTCAAACAGCTCCGTTTTCTGCTGCAATATCATGCCGGAAATGGACTTTCCGCGTATAGAAAAGCGTTGCAAGCTTTCGGTTGCCGTCATATCAGAGTTAGCGGCAAAATCCAACAAAACATCAATTCCGAACGCGGTCGCCACCTTTTCATTCAAATACGGAATAAGCCACGCCACCAGTTTGGAGGGGTC